CACCGACAACCATATCCTGATCGCGCCTAGCAGCGTACGCAGGACTTATGATGTCGAAACATTCGCTGTTTGTACTGCCGAGCATAAAATTCTAAGCGAAAGCTACTCCGTACGGGAGCATGCCGAACAATGGGCGAAAGAATTTGACCCGGATAACCGCCATGAATTATTTCTTTATCCTATGGTTTATTTCTATCCTTCGGAATTTGCGAGGGATAGGCAAGAACTACTCTGTAAAGTCATTGGCGCAACGCGTGGTCGTTATTTTGTGATTCACGGCGGCGATGATCCCATTGTCAAAAACCAACTGATCAGCCCGGTACTTCAATCACGGGAGCAAGCCGACGCATGGCGCCAGACTAGTCTGCCGTACTACCCAGATTGCCATGTTTTCGAACACGAAGCCGTGCTTGATGGTAATGGCCCTGACCTCCAAGATGAATGCAACCTTCTCGCCGGCAATCACATCACGGCATACGCTGTCGTGCATGGTGGCGATGGAGAACTTCGATGCTTGCCGATTGGCGACCAGTATTTTACAACCGAGGCGCAAGCTCGACGCTATCAGTCTCAAATCTTGCCGGAGTACCCATCATGCCAAATTTCCCCTCAGAACTTTCATTTTGAGGATACACGTCAGCGTCTGAAATTGCTGGAACGCCTCTTTGGACACTTAAAAGTCGAAAACGCTGACAATGCGGCGGAGGTTTAGCCATGGCGTATATCCGACCTTTAGCTAACGGCAACTTCCGTGCGGATGTCCGCATGAAAGGGGTTACCAAAAACAAGACCTTCCCTACTGAGAAACTGGCACAAACATGGGCCAATAGCATTGAACTCAGTATCAACACCATTCTGAAAATGGATCAGGCGCAATTAATTGCACTTTCAGAGGATGAAATTTGCGCCTTGGGTGGAGAAGATGTTTTCAAGCGTTTGGGTATCGACCTATTTTCCATTCGCCATGCCGCCAAACTGGAAGCCATAAATTTACTATCCAAAAAAGAATTGTTGCAGCTTTCCGTGCAAGAAATCGAGCGCATGGGCGGCGCCGAACTATTCATCAAGGCCGGCAAACGCATTCGATACAAGACCTTTCGCGAAGTCTGCGACGAATACCTGTCTCGGTGGAATAAAAAGGACTACAAAGGCCAGATGCAGCGGATTGATTATTGGTGCAGGGTTTTCGGCGACCGCATCATGACCGACATCGACATCTTCGACTTGCGCGAACACGTTGACGACATGATTGATGCCGGCGATCGGACGACCACGATAAACCGCAAAAAGGCCGTACTTTCCAGCGTCTATAAATTCGCCTTGAGCCGCGGTTATGTCGATGAAAACCTGGTGCGAAGTGTCGTGGTCGATGACGACACCAAACGCCGGGATCGCGTGTTATCGGATCAGGAACGCCAACGTTTGATTAAAGCCTGCCAAGCTTCCCATTGGGACAAATTGTATCTGCTGGTGGTCATGGCGATGACCACGGGCGCCCGTAAAGGCGAGTTGATGAATCTACGTTGGAGCGACATCAATTTCAAAGAAGGCACCGCTTTTCTGGGCGATACCAAAAACGGCACCAGCCGAGAGTTATATCTTGCACCTGTCGTCATAGCCGAACTAAAACGGCATCAAGAAATCGGTACCGGCTTAATCTTTCCGTCGGCCGAGTTACCGGATCAACCGATGGACTTCCGCAAGGCTTGGCGCAACGCCTTGAAGGCGGCCAATATCTCCGACAAGGATATTTTGAATGCGGATGGCACAGTCAAACTTGAGCGATTTACCTTTCATTGCCTACGGCACGGCTTCTGCTCTGCCCTGTCCGACGCCGGCAAAGAAATTAACCAAATAGCCAAGTTGGCCGGCCACAAGAGCATTCAAACCACCATGCGTTACATTCACCAAGGCCGCGATCAGAAGCGGCAAATCGTCAACGAGTTAGCGCAGGCCTTTAACTTGTAGCGGCTATTCGCCGGCCAATCCTTGATTGGGTTGGCTGGCCTTCCCTTTCATAAATCAAATAGCCGAGTAAATTGGTTCTTTACGTTTAGCACGCCTTAAATTTACAATTAATTTAAAATCACTTTACGTTTGTTTAACCGTTATGAGCACCGATCTTCGTCACTCGATCCTACTCGCCATCGCGGAAGATGGCAGCAATGTCGCCGCCCGCCTAGCGAATCAACATGGCGTTTCCCGACAGGCCACCAGTGCTTGGCTGACAAAACTGAAAAAAGAAGGCCTCATTACCTCATCCGGCGTGGGCCGTGGCGTGCGTTACCAATTGGCAACGGTGGCGCAAGTTCATCGCGTCTACCCCCGAGCCGGATTACGCGAAGATATTGTCTGGGCCGAATCCATTTCGCCGTTGCTAAACGACTTGCCCGGCAACGTTCGCGACATCTGGCATTACGCCGTCACCGAGATGGTGAACAACGCCATCGACCATTCCGGCTCCGAAAACGTCGCCGTGGAATTGGTACGCGATGCCCTCAACACCACCATTTACATCGCCGACGAAGGGGAAGGTATCTTTCTGAAAATTCAGCGGGCAATGAATTTATACGATCCGCGCGAGGCGATCCTGGAACTGGCCAAGGGCAAGCTGACCACCGATCCCGCCAACCATACCGGCGAAGGCATTTTCTTTTCGTCCAAGGTGATGGACGCCTTCGACATCCGTTCCGGCCTGTTGCATTTCATGCACGACGAATGGGGCGCCGATATTCTGCTGGAACGTCCCGCCAATGCGCCGGGCACCTTGGTATTGATGCGCTTGGCCAACGATAGCCCGCGCATCTTGCAAGACGTCTTCGACCAGTTCGCCGCGCCTGAAGAATATACCTTTGCCAAAACCATTGTGCCGGTACGGCTGGCTCAGCATGAAGGCGAAAAGCTGGTTTCCCGCTCGCAAGCCAAGCGCTTGACTATGCGCTTTGAGCGATTCCAGGTCGTAGTATTGGATTTTGCCGGCGTCGAGGAAATCGGCCAGGCGTTTGCCGACGAGGTGTTTCGCGTGTTTAGCAACGCCCACCCCAATACCCAGTTACTGCCGATCAACTTAACCCCAGCCGTGGAAAACATGGTCAAGCGGGCGCAGTCAGCGAAATGAGCACATTTACCAGGAATCAATAATGTCGATGTTCAATCCCCCGCACCCCGGCAGCATTTTGAAACAGGACGTGTTACCCGAGCTGGGTATCGGCGTGGCCGAAGCCGCCGCTCAGCTTGGCGTCTCCCGCGTAGCATTATCGCGCGTCGTCAATGGCCGGGCGGCAATCAGCGCCGACATGGCAATTCGCCTCGAAGCCTGGATGAACGGCCCGACCGCCGAAACCTGGGTGCGCATGCAGGCAGAATACGATTTATGGCAGGCCCGGCAGAAGCCCAAGCCCAACGTCTCGCCGATTGAACGACCCCACGCGGCATAACGATTAACCGAATTAGCCAGCCTTACCCGACGGGGGACAGGCGGAGTCATTAACCGCTTGGCTGGCTATCCCTATTTAATGAATCGCACTTAATGGGGTGTTTATTGTGAAAAAGCCTGTCCCTTTAAATTTATCAAGTCCGAGACCTTGGTTTACATTGGATGAAGCAGCGAAAAAGCTTTCCGAATCCGGTATTGGAGAAGGCACTGAAGCCAGTGTTTTGCGAATGGCTTTAGATAATGACCTTCAGTTATCGGTTTACTTTAAAGATAAGGCCTATGTGGTTACTGGACGCATCGTTCATGTCACCGAAGATGAGATGTGCATAGCCGCTGCTAAGGGTGTCTATCCAGAGCAACTGAAATGGAAGCAAATTGAAGGATGCGAGGACATGGGGGATATTTTTTTAGAGAGTATTTATTTAGGCAAGGACGGATTTTGGCTTGGAGGCGGAGACTTTCTAAACATTGAGTACAAGAAAGTCTATCCAATCGGTGGCTTATGGGATCTGATTATGGTCCATGATGGACGACAATCTATTGAGGATAAATGGTTCACTTTGGATGGCGGTATTAATGAGAATAAAATAATTTCAAAGGGTATTTATATTCAGCACCCCAATGGGACTATATGCCAACTTAGAAAGTTGTTCGATCAGAAGGAGTACCAAGCGAAATTTGAGCTAAGAAAGAAACAATTGCAGGAAAATCTTTCGTGTGGAGATATAACAAATGAAGAATTTGATAAACAAATTTATATCCATGAAGAAGATCGCCGCGAGCATCTAAAAAAGATCATTGAAACTCAGGCATATTCTGAAATATCGGGTCTCCCGCAAAACTGCGCTTTAGTTGTACGGGCAGAAGAAATTGATGAATTTGTCGAACGATTTAGCGAACCTAATACAAAACAAAAAAATAGCGCTAAGGTTCACGGGGGGGCGCTAAATAATACTCGTGATCGTGAAAATATTTTCGGGGCAGCATTTGCATTAGTAGCCACGGACCCGAACGCTTTTAGGGCGAAAAACGGTAATCTTAAAGCAACGCAAGTGGCTCAACGACTTGCAGTTGAACAGCAAGCACTCTTCCCCAATGGTAAGCTTCCTATGGAGGAAGGAACAATCGCCGACCATCTAAGCAGTTGGATTAACAAGATAAAAAAACCGAAGTAAATTATTTTCCCGAAGTAAATTTACTTCGGGAAAACTCAACAAATTACATGAAAAAATCGCTTTACACTTCCAAACAATCTGAAAGGAGAGTAAAGCAATGCAAGCAAATCAATCAACTACGTCACTAGACGACATCCAACCTTATCAGGTTATTCCCGATATATATCCCCATCTATATTCAAAAAAAGGCTGGAGCTGGGCTGTAAAGCAACGCAAGCACAACGGCTTAGCGAAAGCCTTTCGCAAAGTCGGCAAACAGCTATTCGTCAACACTCGCGTTTTGGCCGAGTGCATCGATTCTCAAAAAGATACCTAACCGCATATTAAATGCGTTGCAAAGCCTCGTATTTTGAGGCTTGCGAATAATTAGGCGCAGAAAAAGGCGCAAATTCCCGGTACTTAAGACTTCAACTCGACGGCAAATCAACAGAAGAAATACCGGAAATACGCCCAACGTGCGCCATTAATTCAGTCAGCCTTTTTGGCGAATTATGGTGATAAAAATGAGTGATATAAAAAGCATTAAATCCATTTTGAAGAAAAATGGATTGATTGAAATGATTGATGGTCAGTTTGTTTCTGCGAGGATTATTGCAAAGGTGATACCGCAAGGCAATGGAACTGCCTTAGCCAAAAACAAATATGGTAATCACCTCGGGTATTTGCGCTGGCCGAAATAAAAACATGGATTTTTACCAAAAAATTGAATCCATTAGCGGATTAGCCGCAGCAACCCTGCATGGAACTTGGAAATGAGCTCCACAGCCACCCAATGGGCCTGGCGCCAGCCGATAAAGGCGTCGACCAAGATTGTTTTATTGGCGCTGGCCGACCGAGCGAACGACGCTGGCGAATGCTGGCCGTCAATACCTCGCCTCGTAGCTGATGTTGGTGCAGATCGTAAAACGGTTCTGGCCGCAATCAAATGGCTCGAAACTAATGCCCTGATTCGAGTCGCCAGAGCCACCGGCGGCGGAAACCGATATTGCCTGCTGGTCGATCATCAAGCCATGCAAACCAGTACCGAAAACGGCACCGGTACCGATTTTGGTACCGGTGCCGAAATCGGGACTACACCAGTACCAAAAACGGTACCACCCAGTACCAAAAACGGGACCGGTACCAGTACCGTTTTTGGGACCCTGAATCTAAAAGATGAATCTATCAATAACCTACCAATGAATCTCTCAAATACGTCGGGCGAAAACGAAGAAAAAAAATCAAAAAAATCGGATACAGAAATGCAATTCGAAATTGCACTGTCGAAATATCCGGCACGATCCGGTGGGAATCCGACGAAAAGAGCGCTCAAAGCCTGGAACGCAAGGATCAAAGAGGGACGCAGCGCACAAGAGTTAATCGACGGCGTGATCCGCTATGCCGCCTGGTGTGACGCCAACGCAAAAACCGGCACTGAATTCGTCAAGCAAGCCGCTACTTTTTTCGGTCCCGATCTTCATTTCGCAGAACCCTGGACTATCAAAACCAACCCCGCCCAAACCGGAGGACGCAAACATGCACAAAAACCAAAATCCGTCGACATTCGATCCCAACTATTCCCAGCACCCGCTGTCGGCGATAGCCCCAACGGCTCAGGCGCTGGAGCAAGCCACCATCCTCTTTTCGAGGCTGGGAGCGATTTACCGCAATCTGTGGATTGATGGCTTTCAAAGCGTCGAAGAACTCAACGCAGTAAAAATCGAGTGGGCCAAGCAGCTAGACCGACTTTCGCCGATCCAGATCGAGGCGGCAATTCAGGCGTGCATCGACTCCGGAAACCGGTTCCCGCCAAACCTGCCCGAGTTCGTCCGTTACGCCACCACCGCCCCCGAACCGCTACCCAAATCACGCCGGAAAATCTACCAATGAACCAGACTAAACAAGCAAAATACGAAGAAGCAGTTGTCCACATTCTTCTCAGCCGTCCAACAGCGCTGGCCGGCCACGAAATTGACGAAAAGTGGTTTACCAAGTGGCGGCCGGTCATCGCTGCCGCCAAAGCCATCGCCGCCGCCGGCAACGAGCCGGATATGGTCACATTAGCCGACCACATCAAACGGCCGGGCCTGTTGCAAGAACTCAATCAAATCCTCAGAAACTCGCACGCGGCCGCCGAGAACCTGCCCAAATACTTGGCTGGGTTGCGGTCGATCTACCAAGCAGCGCATGTGCAGCAAACCCTGTCCAGTGCCCTCGCCGAACTACAAGGTGGCGCCGACCTGGACGAAGTCCTCGCCCGGATGATGCAGTCCACTCTTAGCGCAGTCGCGACGGAATCGCGCAACTACAACCACACAATCAAGCAGGCCCTAGGCCAATTCGTTGACGAACTCGAGGCCGCATTCGAATCGCGCGAGACGGGTGGCCTAGGGCTCAAAACGGGTATTGTTGCGCTCGACAGAGTGCTTGGTGGCATGCATCCGACCGATCTGGTCGTCGTCGGCGCTAGGCCTTCCGTCGGAAAAACCGCCTTCGGGTTATCGGTTCTTCTCAACCTAGCCAAGGCTGGCAAGCGTGTGGGAATAATCTCCACCGAAATGGCGGTGTGCCAGTTGATGCTCCGGGCAGCATCAGCCAATAGCGGGATCGCTGGCACGGCGCTCAGGGACGCCAATTTGCAGGACTCCGACTGGCCTAACATCACGGCAGCGATTAATCGCATCGCACACCTCAATGTGAGAATTTTCGACAAGCCGAATGTGACAATCGCCGACGTAGCGCTCCAGGCCAAAGCTTGGGCGATTGATGGGGGGCTGGATTTTATCGTTGTGGACTATCTCACCCGGATTAAGCCGGTCAAGTCCAGCGGTAACCAGACCCTAGACGTGGGCGAGGTCGCGACCGGACTGAAAAATATCGCCCGCCAGATCGACATCCCAGTCATGGCCCTCGCGCAACTAAACCGCTCCAGCACCAAGCGAGCCGACAAGAGACCGATCATGGCTGATTTGAGGGACTCGGGGGTCATTGAACAAGAGGCCGATCAAATCCTGCTTTTGCACCGCGACGACGACGACGACCTCGCACCGGCCGAGATCATCGTAGACAAAAACCGACAAGGGGAAGTGGCGACGGTGCGATGCACTTACCTGCCACAAACGATGCAATGGACAAACCTTGCGGATCGATACGCCGACGCGGCTTAACCCAACCGACCAATAATTTTTTTACACCATTGGAGAACCAAATGCTTACCAACGCATTCCTGCCACAACTGCAAAAACTCGCTGCCCAGCATTCCCCTACGCTGTTGGAGCTCCTACGCCGGAAAGACCAAAGCGATCCCGTTGAAACGGCAACTGACCCGGACTATCTGCGGAGCGCCTTCACAGTGATTTCCGCCCACTATATCGCCGCGATCGACGACGGAGACATCAAATTCTCGAACGAAAGTGAAAAAGGCCAATTCATGTGGCTACTGCAGTTGCTCGTTGACTACGCGGCATCCGGCAAGATGGAAGATTTGTTTCCATCACAGCCACTTCAAAATACCAGCAGCGGCGAAGCCTGAACTCGCTAACAAATCAAAAACAGGATAACGGGGCAATTTCTCAAGAAAACCGCGCTTAAGCTATCGACAACATCCAACTTACGCACTAAACGGGGTTAAAAATGCATAAAAATTTGAAAATAACAAAAACTGAATTTTTTAAATCGCAAACGCTGAAAAATGCCGTCGGCCCGGCCGCTGAGGCGCTGGCAAAAATCGACGTTGCGTCCCTGGACCTAAACAAAACAGACGCAAAAACCGTCGTGGCCGCCGCCGAAATCCTCCGCAAAATCGACTCGTCGGCGCAGGTCGTAATCGACCAGGCGAATGAGCAGTACGTGAACAGGGACCAAAATTTAATCAATGCCGCATCAAATCGCCTGTTCCGAATCGACGCCGACATCCAAGCGGCACAAGCCCACCAGCGCCGCGCCGAACAAGCGCACCTCGAAAAAACGACGGAGCTTAAACGGCAGGGTTTCAGCGCCGTCGAAATAGCCGCCATGCTGGACGCCCCAGAACCGGCAATCGAGGCCTACCAGCAGCAAATCGCCGACCTCTCAGCAGAAAAGCTGAAAATTGAGGCATTCCTCGATGACTCGCCGAGGTACGAAGCCGATCTTTTGGTGGGAACCACCATCGAAATCGTCGCCGACCTGCCGGCTGAAGCGGCTTAAGGTGGAAATGCCATGAATATGCAGCAAGTAACCACCGCCACACTGCTGGCCGCAAAAAACCGGATCATAGCCCTGGGCCAGACCTTCAAGGACGCAAATCTGGCAATCGGTCAGAGAAATGACGAATACGACCGCCGCAAACAAGCGGCGCAACGCGAGCTAATGCGCCCTAGCGAATTCGTTTCGCTATTTCCCCTTCCACCAACATTCACGGCCGAAAACGCCGAGATCGCGTCGAAGCAAGCGCAAATAGCCGCCATCACGGGAACAAATACCTTCCCAAAAGGACTGCTCGAGCAAGACATTGACATGCTTAATGTCATGAAGAATATGAAGACAGCAACCTACGCCAGGGAGCTAAGCAAACCCGAGCGGACAATGACCGCCGCTCAATTTTCGACGCTCTACCCTGCGCCAACGCATGCCACAGACCTATCCACAATTTCCGCTGCTCAAACCGAAGCCAACAAGCTCGAGGCCTTCCTAAAATCCGGGCATTATCCCAACCCAGGCGCCTATGACGTGGATCTTTTGTCCGGCACCGCCGTAAGCTACCCCTGATGGCCATTCAATCCGACGCCCGTGGTTTTTTAATCGGCGACCCGATCGAACTCGGCCGCAAGTCGAGCGACATTAGTCATATTAGCGAAGACGTGTCGGCCATTCGCCGCACAATCAGCGAACGGTGGCACGGCTACACAAGGCCCTCGCCATCGGCCAGCCCGGCGCGGGATGCTTCAGGCAAATTTACCAGCGCATCTACCGTGAAAGTCGCCGTCCCCAATAGCTCAAAATCCAGCGGCGGCACCACGGCGGCGGCCGGTAATGCGGCAATTGTCGAACGGATTAGGCGGGTATCATCGGGCGGAGGCGCCGAACTTCCGGGTCGCGATTCTGCGGGAAGGTTTACGGCAGGAGGATCATCGGCAAGCAACAAGTCGGCATCGGTCATCGCGTCTATCGGCGACCGCCTATCGCGATTGACGGCGGTCACTTCGGGGGTCGACGATGCCGACCCCGCTGTAAAGGCGGCGCGCGAAGTGGCCGAACCTTTGCGCCGCGGCTTCGAGTTTTTCCAAGGCGATAAGCAAACGTCGTGGCTTAAGAAAATATTTTCCAAGCTGTCGATCTTCCAGAAAGAGGAATCGGTTTACAACAAGGTATCGACCAAGACGTTGAAAAACATCGAAGGTAAAACCGGAATCCAGGGCGAGGATGGCAGTTTCTTAGGCGGCGCAACGGGTTCTATCCTGGGGCGAGCAATTCCTTGGGCGCTTGGAGGATTGGCGGCCGCCGGTAGCGGACTTGTGTCCATGATAGGCGGGGCATTAACTGCTACTATCGCCGCAGTATTCAGCCCGATAGGCGTTGCCGTTGCTGCGGCTGGCGTGGCGGCGTGGGGAATCTTTACCGACGATGGACGAAAATTCTTTGCAGACCTGGGCGGAAAGATGGCCGAAGGCTGGAGTAAGTTCACCGACTTCTTAATCGAAAGCTCGCCGAAAACGATGGAATTCCTTAAAAAAGCCGGCGATAAGGCTGGGGCCGCCATCGACAGTGTCAAGGGAGCGGCCGGCAAGGCGACATCATTTGTCACCGAGCAGGCAAAAGACGTAGGTAATTACCTGGTAAAAAGCTCGCCGAAAACGATGGCGGCCATCGAGAAAGTAAAAGGCTTTGGCGCTGACGCCATTAGCAAGGCCGCCAATGCCTTCCAAGGCGACACGCCTAGCGGTTTGACCACGGCGCAGTTTGCCGCCTTGGCCGCCGACACCCGACGAACAGAATCCGGCGGAAAAACCGCGGCGGAAAATAAGTACGGCTACCTAGGTTCCTACCAATTCGGCGCCGCTGCGCTGGCTGATGCCGGTCTCGTCGATCCGGCCAAGCTCAAAGCCGCCCGGAAAGGCGGGCGATTCGACCAGAAAGCCTTCCTCGCCGATCCGGCGAACTGGCTTCTGGCCGGCGGCAAAGACGCCTTCCTGGCCGACCAGGCGTTGCAAGACCAGACCTATTCGAAATACGCGGGACAACTCCAACAAGCCGGCTTGCGGTCTGGCGCGTTGTCGGCCGGCTCGACACCGGAACAAATCGCCGCCTATATCAAAGCCGCGCATTTGGTTGGCGCTGGCGGCGCGAATGATTACTTCACCCGCGGCCGAGACCGCGCGGACGCCAACGGAACCTTGGCCTCGCTATACGCGAAACAGGGCGCCTTGGCCGTTGCCAGCGTCAGCGCGCCACCGGTCGGACTAATGCCCAAAGCGCTAACAATCCCGCAAATCGCCGAGGCCCCCAAGGTCATTGAGCCACTTGGATCGCCAGAGGCGAAGGCCTTCACCGTCAACATACCGTCGCAGGACGTCGGGCAAAGCTTATCAGATCGCCGGATAGCTCACATCGCGAGCGGCGGCATTGGGGGGTAAATGAAAATCAATGAAACTCAAACGCTGACGTCGGACTGGGGCGCGCTGTCGCCCCATCTGATTGCCTCATTCTGGGAGGTTGACCGGGAAGGCAACAAGAAACAGGGCTCCAATACCGTCGTCCAGGCGGCGGTAACGGACGACGCCAGCCTGGAAGTCACGCTGAACTGGCAATCTCCTTTCGAACAGGCCGGACCTGAAACAAAAGCACCAACGTTGTTCGCCATGCTGCAGTCGGGATTGGCTTCAGACATTTTTGACAAACTCGGCTTTGACAAGCAAGCCGATTCCAATTCAAAAGCCACGCGCTTATTGCAACAGTTCGAAGGCAGAACCGGAATTACCCAGTTGAATTCCGTTCAGGTATTCAACGGCATGCCGCCGGCAAAAATCCAGATGACTTTGCTGTTTAGGGCTTGGCGCGATCCAGTTTCGGAAGTCGAGATACCGTTCAACCAGCTCATGGAATGGGCATTGCCGATCGAACTGGCTAAGGACAGTACGCTATTGACCAATGCATTTGAGGCCTTGAAAGGGTCAAAGGATTGGATCGAGGCCGTTTTACCCTCTCAGGCGCCTACGCTATTGGCCTTTCATTACAAGGGCAGGACATTCGCGCCCATGGTCATTGAGTCGATCAGCCAGCCATTGACGGCACCGACCAGCAAGGACGGTAAGTTCGTCGAGTTGTCGGTACCGGTAACCCTGGCAACGTTGGCCGCAATTGACCGCAAATATTGGCAATCCATTCAAAAACGATAATGGCAAAACAACCACCCAAGTTCGACATTTCTGGCGCGAAAAAGGAACTCAATGCGCGTCGCGCATTCGACCAGAACCGGCGCGACAACGCGAATAATATCCTGCGGCCCGAACAAATCCAGGGCAAGGACTGGCGCTCGGCTAAAGTCTTAACGACCACACTTGGATTGGCCAACGGCCAGATGCGCAGGATCACCAAACAAGACCTGATCGCGTTCAACAAAAACATCGCCCGTCTGGAATCCAGAATCGAAAAAGGGGTAACGGCGAACGAAGTCATCAGCCTTTCGATGCCTGAAGACAAAAAACGCAGCAAGGAGCAAATTCATTTTGCCGTGCCGGTAACAATGAGGTACGGCGACATCAAGTTTTTGACCAATGCAGGGCCGGACTCAAAGGTAACGCGGCACAGTGTTCACATCGTTTTGGCCGACTACGATCATGGGCTAGCCAAGGGCACCCCGCTCCAGGCGGCCAAGGAAATTTCCAAAGGCAATCTGCTGTTCGACTGCGATTGCGACCATCACACCTTCGTATTCCGGTATATCACCACAATCATGAAGGCCAATGCAGGCCGTCCGGAACATGGGTTCCCAAAACTCAGAAACCCGCAATTGGAAGGGATAGCTTGCAAGCACGTCCTGCGGGTCATGGTCGAACTCAATACATCGATCTTCATCTGGAAAAAAATTGCGGTGATGATTGAAGCCGATCGCGCCAATAATGCCAGCAAGGAACTCAAACGCCGACAAAAAGCGATCTCGATGCCCCAACGCGAAGCTTCGGAGATGGCGGCTAAACAAAAACTGAGCCCGCGCAAAATCGAAGCCATCAACAAAGCTTCAAAGGCCTCCAACATCGCCAATGCGGTAAGGACAGCAGCCAGAATGGCACCTCCCCCGTCTCGCCCCAAGCGCGCATCCATGAAGCAGGCGAACGATGCGGCGACCATCTTGGCGGCAACCGGAATGACCATGGAAGAAATCGTGGCGATGATTGCCGCTCAGAGGGGGTAGGCATAATCGCCCCCGCACCTAATTTTTCAACCAACCCACTGGAGTAATCATGCAACAACAACCTAATTTCAATCATCGCGTAGTAATGCCGGCCGGCGGCGAATTGGCCGAATTCAATAACGTCGACTTTTATTCGACCGTGGCCAGCAAGATCGAAGACATCCGCGCGCTTATCGACCTGACGAGAACTCAATTCGAACCAAATAGCGGTGTTGTCCTTGGCGACGAAGTGAATCTGAACCTGTTGCGCCAGATCGATCAACACCTTGCCGACCTCGATGCGGTGGCCGAATGGGTCGTCGACAATTTCGAAATCGTCCCCGACAACGGGAGCAACGAATCGGCAGCGACCAGCGAATCAGACGATTTGACAGAGTAAATAGGCTTAGCAGATCGGGGCGGCTATCCGACGCCCCTCTTAAACCCAATCAACGCGGGGAAAAATGAGTAAACCAAAGGTCCTTTACACGAACAAACAAGAAATAGCGGCCTTAAAATTAACCGGCTCCAGGCTGTATGTCGCACGTGAGCTTCTCGACATCACTCAGACAGATGCCGCGGAACTGTTAAATACTTCCAAACAAGCGCTCGCCGACGCCGAATCCGGCAGATTGAATCCATTGCCTATCAAGCTTTTAAAAGCGGCAGCCGAAACTTACGACGTATCGGCCGATTGGCTACTTGGCTTGACCGACGACTGGGAATGCTCCCTTAAAATCGACTTGCAGCGCGACTTTCTGACCGGATTGCAGCGGATTCACCTTAAACATTACTCCAAACTTGTGGCACGCCAAGCCGAAGCCGATGAAATCAACACCCGCGCGCAAGCGGCGCTTGCCGAAATCGTCACCGCTTTCGAGCTATTCCGAAAGTCCAACCCGGATTTCGACATGCCCGCCGGGGCTCGGCTTCTGCGAGCCGTTTCCGCCGTTCAAAAGTTGGAGTATCGGTTTGATTACTTAACCCTCAAAAACAAGCCAACTAACACGGAAATCGCCCCGAAATCCGCAAGAAATTCGTGATGAAATGCCTCAAAACCACCGATTTGAGGAATAAATGCTTATTTCCTACACCAATTTAAAACCTGACGAAATCAAATCCGCTATGTCGTTGAATTTCGGCGCGCGGATGGCCGAAGCCCGCGAGCTCTGTGGGCTTCGCCAAATTGAAGCCGCACCGCTGTTCGGCTTTACCAATTCGTCGCGGCTCAGTAAACTCGAGTCCGCCGAATACGGCTGCCTTTCCTACATCAACCCCAAAGTCCTCGCCACGGCTGTTCTGCACTACGGCGTTAGCTCAGATTTCTTATTTGGCTTCTCTAACTACCCCCAACGTGACATCAAGCAAGCTCGCGAAAACCAGGTTAAGGACCTGCTGTCCGACCTGATCGCCGACGAAATCGCCGACATCCGCCGCCTGGTTGATGCTGTCAATAAGCTTACCGAACTGACCCAACGCTTTGCGGAAAAAACGAAGGAAATTCAAAAATCCCTCGACCGGTTCCGAGAGCTGAATCCCTGCTTCGAAGACATGCCAGGCTCTGCCAAGCTGGATCGGTTGATTTGCCAATTCCGCCAAGACGCCAAACGCAGCACGGTTGAATTGGCCGAACTGCGCCAGTCCCTCCAATACCCTTTTTCACATCCCTTACGCCATGACCGAAGACACCAAAAAACGCGGACGCCCACGGGGCTATAAGCCAGAATACGTCCAGCTCGCCCATAATTACACCCTGCTGGGCGCGACCCAAGAGCAACTCAGCGAATTCTTCAATGTCTCGGCTTCCACTGTCGATGCCTGGATAAAACGGCACCCTGAGTTTGCCGATGCCATCAAGCGAGGCCGAATCCTGGCCGATGCGGAAGTGGCCGCCGACGGTCTCTTCCGGCGCGCCACCGGTTACCGGTACAGTGAAGTCACCACCCGCGAAATCAAGAACGAGGCCGGCGAGGTTCTCTCAATCGAATCCGTTACCGTTACCCGCGAAATCCCGCCAGATACAGACGCCTGCATATTTTGGTTAAAGAATCGTCAGCCCAACAAGTGGCGTGACCGAACCGAAGTTGTCCACTACGACCAGCCCAAGCCAGAAGCCCAAGACGACGGCACCGCCGAACCCAACCAGGACGCTGACGCATGAAATCGGACGCCTTCACTGTCATCGAAAACGCCGCCCATGACGGCGCCTTCGGTCACAATAACCGGCCAACGCCAACCGATAACCAACGTCTGGCCGGCAATTACAAAGTCGGCCGAGTATCGATTCACGGCATGCCGGTTGCGATCGAGCAGCCGCGCAACAGCTATCGAACTGGTATCGATCCAAAAACGGGGCAGCGCTGGACTTCCAGGCTGGCGGCGCATTACGGCTACTTCTCTGGTACCAAGGGCGCCGACGGCGATCCCGTAGATTGCTTTATCGGCCCCTATCCGCAAGCCGAAACCGCCTGGATCATCAATCAGCATGTCGGCGGCGCCTTCGACGAGCACAAGGTCATGCTCTGCTTTCTTGACCTTGAGACCGCGCGCCGCGCCTACCTGGACAGCTACGAGCGCGGCTGGAAGGGCCTTCACAGCATGGTCAAAGTTTCACCGCAGCAACTGCGTTGGTGGCTCAAGAACGGCGACCTCAGAAAGGCGTTGACCTCGGCCGATCTGGCCGATGCCAACGGGCCGGCCGCCGCCGAAGTCAGGGCCGCGCGCACCGCCGCCGATTATCTGCAAACCCGATCAACAATCCTGGGGTATTAAATGTTCGAGCCGTTGAAAGTTGGCGTAGGCGAATACCTGGCCGGGTTCTACGCAACCCTGGTCGCCACGACTCACCCGATGCAGGAATACATCCAGCGCGGCGTTGCCAAGAGCATTGCCTGGGCGCCGTCGCGGATGGTGGATGCCGCCGAAGACATGCTGGCGGCATGGCAGCGCAACGATACCGATAGCGCTACCACGCGGCCAGCCAAGCTTCCGGTGATCCTGGTGGCGATGGATCAAAGCTACACGCCGACCGGGCGAGAGTTCGCGCGGCAAATCGCCGATTCGGTGAAGGTCATCATGCCAGGCGACGCCAAGCAGCGCTTATTCGGCTTGCGGACCGTGTTCGGCGACATCCGCACACAATTGGTGTTCGCGGCCGCCGACGAGCCGACAGCGCGGTCCCTGGCGGCGCAATTCATGAATTACATTGATGCCGTTCCCAATCGCCGGATTGGCTATTCAACCAGTTTTGCTGGCGTAAGCGAGGATTGGGTGGCGACGATAGAGTCGCCAGACATCCCCGTTACGGCCGTTCGTACTGGCATGAAGAACGTCGTCATGCTGGCGGTTGACATCACTTTGAAGGCTCAAATTCCACTCTACGATGCGCCGAAGGCCGGAGAGCCAAACGACGGCAAAGGCGTTCCAGGCACCGCCGACCCGGCCGGCTATCCGGTCGTAATCGAGGTGGATTTCGACGATAAGGCGCTGGATATTCAGCAATCGGTTACCGCGGACTCGCCATAACCGGGACGTGATGCGAACCTAAGCCATGGCAAAACTGAGTAAGGAACAATGGGCCGACATCCGCCGCCGCTGGGAAGCCGACGAGCGCGATGGGCACCAGTGGCTGGCCGATGAGCTGACTGCTCAAGGCTACGAGGTCAACCGCGCCACCATCGCCAAGGCTGCCAGTCGGCAGGGCTGGGCCAAGCGCGGGCCTGAAAACGTCACGCCGAAAAACGTCACTCAGAGTGACAAAACGTCACGCGAAAATGTCACTCAAAACGTCACTCTGCGCGACGAAATGTCACTCACAAATGTCACTCCCGCGCCGACCGAAAAACCCGCTCCGAAGGCCCTGCCCGAGACGGTAACCGAGGCCAATCCCGAGCCGGAATGGGAGAAGGTTGATGAGGCGGAATCCAGACGTGGCGGGCGTCCCAGTATGTACATGCCTCATTTTGATAGGCAGGCTTACCAGCTCTGTTTGTTGGGGGCAACCGATAGCCACCTCGCCGAGTTCTTCATGGTGACGGAGCAAACCATCAACAACTGGAAGAAGGTCCACGTCACCTTTTTTGAGTCCATTAGGAATGGCAAGATGCTGGCCGACGCCGGCATGGCCGAGCGGCTATATCAGCGGGGCATGGGCTACGCATGCCCTGACACCCACGTAGCCGTCATCAATAACGAAATCGTCCTGACGGAGCTGGTCAAGCATTACCCGCCGGATACCAAAGCCGCATTTTTGTGGCTCAAGAACCGACAGCCAACGCTGTGGCGTGACAAGATCGAGATCGAGAGCACCGCCAAGCTGGACCCGGAAATGATGGCGCGCATCAAGACGGAATTCGTTGAGAGGATGGCAGCTTCGAGGGATCGCCAGCGGCAGGTGTTGATTGAACGAGGGTATTTGGATGCTGGGGACCAGTGAGTCAGTTATCAAAGCAGGCCGATATTGAAGCTGCGCAGTTTTGCGCACCTTGCAAATTGCCAAGCGGTCAAACATCTACTGTTTACAATTTGCCTCGCCGCGAATGCGACCTTGTTGTTTCTGGCTACTCGGTAAAATACCGCCTTGCCATCATCGACCGCTGGCGCGAACTGGAGGAAAAGCAACAATTACAGATTCCGCAAACCCTTTCCGAAGCCTTGTTATTGGCCGGACGCCTGGCCGCCGAAAGAGAAGCGGCTGCAGTAAGTGTAAACGTGATCCCGACATCAGTCTTACGTCCCGTCTACTGCGATAATCCCCCTCATCAAACTTACCAAATTCCAAGGGTGGGCAAATGGGAATACAGGATAGAGACTATTACTGGGAAAAGCACCGCCAAGCCTCGCAGAATGCCAGCCGAGGTCCGATTGATGATTTAGTTGGCCGCCCAATCTCGCGGCGTCGGCCGGCTAATTCGTCCAAACCCAGAGGTGTCCGGTTTCTGATTTACCCAACCCTGGCACTTGTCGTGCTTTGGTATGGGGCGGATCGGATTTTGAAGGATCGCCAAGTCGGTATGCAACCGGCGCCGGTTGCAACAATTATTCAATCCACCCCACCTGCACAGGTGACGATTGCCCCGGCACCTACCCAACAGCGATCCGCACAGTCTCAAACGGGCGGGGCCATCTTAACCGCGGATCGGAATGGGCACTTTCGAGGTACTGTCGTTATCAATGGTACGCTGATGCCGTTTATGATTGACACCGGCGCTACCCTAACCGTAATCCCTGAGAAATGGGCCCCCGCCGCCAAGCTACCGCTTGGACGCGTGATTCAAGCCAATACAGCAGGCGGTAATGTCGCGGAGCGTGAAACCCGAATCGAAACGCTTCAGCTTGGCAACGCGCTGATTCAGAATCTCAACGCCCACACCAATCCGTATTTGAATGAAGTATTGATCGGCATGAACACGCTGAAGCTGTTCAAAATGGTCCAGGAAGGTAATCGGCTTACATTGACCACCATCGGTATGCCGGCCAGCCAATCGCCGGCCGCAAAGCCGATGGCAACGCTTCCAGGCGCTGCGGTCGCCGTGGCCGCGTCAGATACCGAGCAGCCGATCAAAAAGCCAAGCGTCATCAAAAAATCGGTAATCTGTGACGCCAATAAGGTCTGCAAAACGGTTTACAGCGACCATTAGGCCACAAAGGCCCGTCATAGCCTTAAACCGTGCCATTTCCCTTGGCTAAGCCGGCGATTGACCAGGGCCTTATAGCCTTCCGGGGTCGGCGGCTCTTTACGCTGATGCCTTAATCGATTGCAATACGCACACGCCGCAACGATATTCGTTCGATCGGCTTTGCCGCCTTCAGAGTGGGCCTGCAAGTGCTCACCGGTGCATTTCAAGTGCATGGCCGAAAATTGACCACGACCAGTTTGATCATCGCGGAACTATGTCCATACGGGATAGTTGATTAGATCTTTTCCGTGCTGCACGGGGAGAACTGCGGTGTTGTGGGCTAGGTGCCAAATAAGGCTGATTTTCTGAATGATGCCGCTTTTTGCAACTACCATCGCGATGTCAGCAAGAATATCAGCCGATCACTTCTGTTTCGCCGCTTTTGGCTTCAAAGTAGACGTTGGATAGCCAAAAGCAAAGAAAAAGTGTGATACGTGGATCGTTCCGTGGGTGGGGGCAAGTGCCGCGTCTCGCTCATGCGCTGTGTCGAAATCTGCATGCGCGAAAAGTGTCGATGGCCGCGAATAGGCAAGGCCTGTCGACGTCTTACGCAAACGCAACGCTGCGGCCAAGGTTGCATCCTCCAATGCGGCTCTGATTGGAGGAACCACTTCGCTCTCAGGATCAAGCAGGACTCCGACCATTGCGGCAACGGCCTGCCTACGGCTATAGATGCCAGTCACGAATCGCCCAAGTCCCTGATCGTGTAAGTAGTGGTCTCGGTGTTTTTTCTGGCGGCCAAGGCGCTTGAACTCAAAGACCAGCTTTATGCCTTGAATGGAGTCATTCCATCCATACACGATATCGGTTCGCCGTTCCTGGATCATTGCTCCAGTGCTTGGATCGAAATCCCCAATAACGTCTTCGGCAGCCCACATACCCAACAGGCCCCGCTCACGGGCGACATGGTTTTCGACATAAACCTTCAGCCGTTTGGTGAGCGCATCCTCTTTCGTCTTGGGGTTGAAGTCAGGCAATGGACGTGCGGCTAATTCGGTCCATCCCTGCCGCAGCGCCTCGACTGCTTCCGTCGCCGGCTGAATTGGAAATGCGGAGAACCAATTGACCGGTGGCGTCATGCCTCATCCTCTCCCCATTGATCGGATTGCCGTTTTTGCACGCTGCGGACGATGTGCTCGGCATCTCTGAGAGCCTGCCTCAATGTCCAGTTGCGCTGGGCGAGAGGGCGCACAAGATAAAGAGCTCCATCTATCCAGATATGCACGTCCGGCACCAATGTTAGGAAGTCGCCAGAAGGAATGGTACGCAGGCCGGCATCCCGCAGCTCGGCCAACGTCGCCAGCATAAGCTCGTCATTGATTTGGGTACTGACTTTAGACCGGCCGGTGGTTTGCTCATCATAGGAAACACGCACGATGCCGCAAGGTCCAGCACGGCCCGGATCGCTCGCGACTACGTCGATGTGAAAACGACCATGGCCATGAGTTTTCGTCCTCCATGCGGTCAATGCCTCCCCCAGGGCGTTGGCATAGACATCAAAATTTTTCGGACTAGTTCGATGCTGTGCTAGGGTATCCAGGCTCTTGAAACTGCGCGGCCGTATCGATGGCATCAGGATGCCAACCGTTTCCCGAACCAGTTTTTGCTCTTGGATACCAAGGCCGAAATAGGAAAAGACCAGATCGTCGAGTTCCTCACGTAATTCACCATAGCGTGGTGCCTGCTCCAGATCCGGCAAGGCACTCAACGCTTCCATCCGGGCCTGGACTGTAAGCAGCGCCACCAGTGCGGCTTCGGGTTTCGGGGCATTCTCTGGCGCGAAGAAAGGGAAGGTCTCGATATCAATCAGATGGACGCCGTTGCGCTCACACAGCATTTTCCAGCCGCGCATCATGAGGAAATAGCGCGCAAGCGCCGACCTCAAGTAAACAGCCGCAAACTGCAACAATGCCGCATCTTCCTTCGGCCCGGCGATGACGCCGACGCTGACCGTGAACGAAGCCGGGCCATCGTAGTAAACCGCCCGGATGTTCTGCTCATCCTTGGAGAAGCCATCCGGGAAGATCACCCGAGGCCCGTCAAAAACCCTCAGCAAGGCGTCATTCAACCCCACCACGGTGGTCTGCTCGGCAGGCCATTTGGTAAGCAAATGCGGATGGAGGACCGGCGAGCCTGCGCGCAGGGCCGCAATCGGAATGAATGGCACTTTGCGCAGCTTGCCGGCATCAACGGTCTTGCGACTCTTGTCTTGTAGGTGAACACCCTTGCGATTAACCCAGCGCCGAAATTCGCGCGGCCCACACCAGAAATCGGCAAAGCTGCCACGCAAGGTCAATCGGGTCCAGATGGCTAGATCATTGGCGTCACCCCACATCATGGCAACGAGCAATTGCGGATCTTCCGCTACAGCTCGGGTCTGGAGCGTGTGGCGATCAGCAGACTGCATGGTCAACCGCCCGAGGGCAAGGCTCATATCCGCCTTTGGTACCAAGTAATCGAACGTCTCCCCGAATGGGATATGGCCGGCTGGTTCACTAGAGCGGCTCTCGCCTAAAAAAACATGACAGGTGTGCTCGGCCGAAGGGAAGAGCAAGCCTTGCAAGTCGCCAAAGTTGATCAGGCGCGACGGGCGGTAGCTCTTTAAGGTATGCGCAACGAAATCAGTACTGGAGGTCGATGCAGCAAGGAACTGGGCAATCGGCAAGATGAGGCAGGCCCGACCATCCTCTGAAAGAAATTCGAGTGCGCGCAATGTGTAGGCGCCCGCGATCTGCCGCCGTGCAAATGGTACACCCGCACGCTCTGCCCAATCGTCTGCCGACGTGCGCGCCTCTCCCCCAGGCTCCGCCCATGGCGGATTCGAGATGACCAGTGAAAATCGGCGGCCATGGAATGAGTGCGAACTCCTGAAAAAGTCACCTCGCACCTTGCCATGGGCAAGGTTGCTTTCACTCAAAGAGGGCAGCTTGGTTCCGTCGCGCTCCTGGGCCTCCAGGATACCTGCAGGGTCGAGCCCTTCCAGCAAAGATAGATACAGGCTGAATGCCGTTACACGGCACGCCATGAAGTTGATGTCGGCGCCGAAAATACTGCGCACCAGCAGCGCCCCTCGCTCGGCAAATCCAAGCTGCCGCCCCATCCGCGCTTCTGACAGCGCAATGAGACGGCGATAAGCCGTAGTGAGCAGAATGCCCGATCCGCATGCTCCATCAAAAATCGTCTCCGCCAGCGGATCGGGAGATGTCATGAAAGCCTGATCGACTGCCAGCATCGCCAGATTACGTGGGGTGTAGTACGCACCGTCTTTTGCTTGCTGCTCTGGCTTGAGGAATTTTTCGTACAGTCCAGAGAGCAGCTCAACGGGGATATAGCTGAAATCGTAGTTCCAGAAGTCGCCTTGCCCCGTTTCCATGTCGGTTCGACGCAGAAACTGGTCCAGTAACCTGAACCCCTCATCGGCGAGAGCCGTCCAGGGAGCATGCCGATCGTCGCCGAGAAAATCGCCGTTGAAGTCCTTCCGCAGTTGATCGACCAGCGCCTGGATACCATCGCGGTCCATGCTTTCGACCAGCTCGTGAAGTCCGGCAACATTGCGACGCTCACGGTAGGTGGCCCCGACGATTTCCCTATGCTCCAGATAGGAAATGAAGAGCACCTGTCCCATGAGCAGTTCAGCCAGGCCTCTGCGTGTACCTTCTGCTGCCATGCCTCGAAATCCCTCACTGGTCAATTTCGAGACTGTCACCGACAGATTCGCAAGTAGCTTGCTATCCACCCGCGCCTTGACATCAAACCATTTCGGTAATCTGCGCGAAAGGTTGGCGGTAGCGACGTCCAGTGCTGAAAAAGGGCCATCCGGCCTAGCCTCGTTCAAGCTCAGCCGCTGTTCCGGTTTGCGGAGCTTTCGGGCAGGCAACGCGATCGCTTGGGCACCTTTCAGCTCGATCACGACCGTCGCGAGGTTCTGGTTCCAGATGCGTTGGCGCGCCTCATCCAACGCCGATGGAGACAGTGGACCGTTATCACCAAGGAAAACGACGGTAGGTACACCCTCCACATCAAAAACAGCCTGTGCTCGGATGGCCCCATCCGGCTTCAGAAGCCCCTTAATCTCCAGCGCATACGGATGCACATCTGGAACTGGGGAGCCGCGTAAGTGCAGCGACGCAGGCTCGGCGGAGTAGCCAAGCTTGTCAAACCACTCCTGAATGGATGCGTTCACCACGTTATGAATGCCCGCTCGCAGTTATTGCGCAGAAGGCGACGGGAATAAATTCTTCTGACCGAGCTTATCCGGGCCGAACTTACCAGGGCCGGCCCCTCGGGGTTTTTTCGGTTCGATTTCAATTTTCGCCAGCACCGCTCTGAAGTCAATCTTGCGTTCCGCCATTTCGCCCAGCAGGGCCGCTATCGCGGCCAGGTGCGACGGCACTTCGCCGTGGCGGGCGTAATTCGTTACCGAGTTGCGGCTCATCTTGATGAGCGCCGCAAATCCGCGGATAGTGAGCCCGTCCTTGCCAATTAAAAGATGCTCCATATCTATTATTTCGGACTTCGCATCGACTAAGGCTGAAATAATTTCAACTAAGCGCTGGTTTGCCTCCACTTTTTCAAGGGAATCATCGCTATTTTTTAGCAGCTTAGCGATTTCGATAGCGGTTTTAATGCTTCCTAAAATAGCAGGAACTTGAGCTAAATCCATCCGAATCCTCTGAAGATAAGTGTTTGGCGCATATCATCGGTCACATTGCATGTCCAAGCAATATCTTCATTCCCTTTGCTTGTTTCAAAAATTTCCTTGACACCCCCGCCACCCCAGTAGCAGAATGCTTTCGACCCCGGCGCACCGGGGGCGGGATTTGCAGCCCGTTTTTTTCAGTGGCGATCAAAAGCGCCGCATACCATTGCGGCTTTTTTGTGCCTGTCATATCGGCTCGGCTATGCCTTGCCGTGCTTGTTATGGCGTGGTTATTTGGGCAGCCGAAAGGCTGGCCGCCCCACTGAGCGGTACTGCAAACCCACTTAACCACGTCGCCCGATAATTTGCAGTATCGGCGGCGGTTACTTACTTTTCAGTGGAGAACCGACATGCAAACCCAACCACACGCGGAGCAATCCGACAAACAAGATTTCGGAGCCACCAGCGCCGCCAACACAATCCGGGCGCTTTGGAACAAGGTCGAAGGCAATCTGACAACGAGCGAACTTGAATGGTTTAGCCGTTTGTCGGATGAGGTGGTAGTTACGGAGATGCTTAATCTTGAATGTGCGATGAGCGCCCTGGGCTTAACCATTAACAGCGACGACTCTTCTGGCGCGTTTGAAGACAAAGGCAACGTAGCCAGTCTATTGTTTTCATTGTCCAATCAGATAGGCGTTATTAGGGAGCTGGCAATCATCAGCTCCGACGCTGATTGCAGGTTGCGACATCCAGACCTTTACAGCGTCAAGCCAGATAAAACGAGCGAGCAAGCCACCGATGCAGCAAAGGCAGGTGCCGCATGAACATGCCAGCATCCGCCCCTGTTGCCGTTGATGCCCTGCTACAGCAACTTTTCGAAATAGACAACGAGCGCCAAGCCGCCACCGAGGCCGGTATTCCGGCTTTGATGCGCCTGGCCGACGTGGCCGAGCGCGATACCGGCCAGGCCAACACCGTGCGCTGTTTTCTGCTTGGTTTGTATAACGGCTACCGCTTCCCGTTCAACCTGGTCATGCTTCGGGGCCTGGACAAAGCCCTGTTCGATGACTGTATGGCCGTGCTGACGCTGGACGCCAGAGCGACGGCTCAAGAGGTGCATCGCTATTTGGAACACGGTTGCGACCGTTTCGAGCGCTGGGCGCAAGGCGGTGCAGCATGAGCGCCGCCCCAGCAAACACCTTGGACAACGCCTACAACGCCGCGCAGCGCGCAAATGCCATTCTGGCGCTGATATTTGATGGATTTATCGAGAGCATCCCGAACAAGAACGTTCAGACGGCCCTATACGCGGTGCAGCACGAGGTCAACGAGGTTCTCGGGATCGTCGAAGCCCTTAACTGGCCGGAAGATCAAGCGCCCGAGTCCAAGCCCGCAGCCGGCGCCAAAGCCGAGCCGGCTGGAGACTGAGTGCGCTCAAGCGGCGCCGTTCTGTTCGACAAGTTGCTCCAGTTTGCCGAGTCCATCGCCGAAGAGGCCGCGGGCATCGACGCTGAGTTGAAGCGGTACCGAGAGGGCTTAGCAGCACGGGAAGGTTAATATCACCACCATTTGACCGAATACGGCCGCATAAACCAAGAGAGCATGAAATGAAACTGCTACTAGACAAATCAGAAGCCGCAAGCGCTCTATCGATCAGCGAATCAACACTAGGCCGGCTGGTTCGCGAAAAAAAGATACGCGAAATAAAGCAAGGCACCCGCTGCCTGTATCGGCCGGCCGACCTCGAAGAATTCGTGGAACGCCTAGCCAACGGAGACTTTGAAAAAAAAAGCGAGGGCGCCGCCGATTGGTAGCTGATGCAACCATGATACATCCGTTGCATCAAATCATAACTAAGAACGACAAGAGACAAAAAGAGACGCCAATATGAATCAATAGCTTAGATTGCAGCATGTTGATTTACCGCGAGAGTGTGCCTGGATCGATTATCACCAGACCAAGGCCGGTAAGCCAATTGCGGTACCACTCAATTCCGACGCTATGGCGATCTTGCGAAATCAGCACGGCCATTTCTTGGTTTCCAGAGGGGGTCGGAACGGAATCGACCCCCCTCCATTCATCTGGAACATGCGTAATTCTCGCGCAACCGTTCCGAGAGTAACCCAGCACCTCTTTGTTCGGACATTGCTTTGACTCAAAAATCGGCAAAGCAATATTGCTATTCTCGCAAAAACCCCGTTTGGCGCAGTTTCCCGAATTTGTCACGATTGAGCGCGTAAAAATAAGGCATTGGCATCGGTATCAACCAAAGATGGAACACCGCGAGCGGTTACCGGAAATCCTGCGCTAAACTCAAAGCTCCAAAATCACAGGAGCGCCCATGCCCACCACCAGACAGACACCGCCGCCGGCTCGGCCCGGTTGGAACTACTCGGCCTATTTTGCGGAGCAGCGGGCCAGAATTCGTGGACAGCAGCAGACGGCCGCAGTAAAGCGAAAGACTTGAGCGCCGGGTTAGGCGGTGTTGTCTTCGACAAACAGAACCCAAAAACCGATGAAGCAAGACCAGCGTCCCCTGTTGCATTCCTGACGCATGGCCTTGGTCGGTGAGATGATTGTGACTGTAAACGCAAATTAGCTTTTCGTAACCACTCGGCTAATTTGCATAAGCCCGCTGTCATTCCATCGGTCTCGATCGCAAGAAATATCTAGGCGTAAATTTAGGCGCACTGGTCAAACAAATCGAACCTGAGTCATGACAGCACAAAACAACTTGAAACTATATGCATATAAGGAATAAACTACAGTTTCACGTTGTTTCAATTCGTTGGTGAGGCACTTTTAATGCGATGGTCGTGCGTTCGAATCGCACACGACCCACCATCAATTCGATATACAAATCAACCAGTTACTGAGAAATCAGAGCTGGTTTTTTTGTGCCTGAAATTTGGCTTGCGTGATTTTTGCGTGACTTGATTGTCACTGGCTCCAAGCCGACTTCGTCGCGATGCTATCGATTTACCAGTTAATCGCAGCTTTCATCAAACCAAACATTGAGTCATCGATGATAACAATCATAGGCGGCAATCGCTTACCTCTTAGCTTCAATGATGCTAAGGGGGCAGTTGTCTTGCCTGATATTGGCTTATTGTAACGCGCCAAGACATTCGGAGCGGATTGCAAAAATTTTTAAGGGCTGATTATGGCTCTAAAAAATGGCTAAAACACCCTGATAAGGACGCAAAAAAGCGTATGGAAACGCTTCATACATCGTCAAAAATAACCTTCTGCAACGCACTTATTCGACGGTCAAGAAACGCTCTTTGCACAAGCAGCGCACCAAGCTTCTCCAGTCGGCCGGCATGGTTCGCCAAGACGGTTGGCGACATGCCTAAATCAACCAAGCCGCCATGCAAAGATTTAACCGCCTGGGCGAACCGACCAACGGCCGATTTCGAATGCCTTTGTCCGTGCGCCTCGTAAAGCCACGCGGCTAATTCTTCATAGGTGGCAGACGCGGCAAGGATTTTGGCGATCAGCTCGGCTTTGATCGGAGACGGTAAGCCGTCCAGTTTGGATTTGGTTTTCATGACTTACCACGCGTTCGGCATCGTTAGGTCGCTAGAAACATCCAGGCGGGTTCGCGGATCACTGCTTTTAATACCTTGAACGCGAACGTGGTTATCATCGACCGAGACCTTAAGTTGGACTTGCGAATCGATCTTGGAGTTGTTGAGAAAATCGTACAACGCCGAGCCCAAGGTAGCATTCTCATCATTCGCCACGGATCGGACCGTTGCGTCAATCAATTCCCTGGCGACATTGCCGATAGACTGCCCCATTTCCCAGCCGGAATATGCGGCGGCGGTGGCGCCCAATGCCTTGCCGGCTTTGGATAACGCACCGGTTTTACCGGATTCGGCGACAACCATATCGGTGGAACTAGCGCCGCCGCCATTACCCAGTTTATTGCGGATTTTGTCACCGGCGGCCATCATCGAGCTGGGCCAATTGGTAACGTATACATTTTGCGTGGCGGCTTTAGCCAATTCGCTGGCGCCGACGGCGGCCAGCCGCGCATTGCGATTCCGGTTGAACCGCCCAAGTAACGCCAATCCGCCCAAGGCCGCGCCACCTTTCAAGACTTCGTCGGTATTTTCGCTCAAATAGCCGGCGATGCCGCCGACCGCACTGGTACCGTTGGCGGCCGCCTGGGACAAGGTCATTTTTTGCACCTGGATTTCCGCCGCCATAATCTTGCCGAAGTTGGCATTTTTAATTTCGGCCAAGTCGTTGCCGATCAAATCGTTTCTGCTGGACTGGTCGGCAATACCCATCTGCTTTCTGATCTCGCCGGAATCCGCCATCAACTGTAACCAGAACTTTTTCGCTTCTTGATCCCGAATGCCGGCTTTCTCCAAGCGGAAAATATCGTTAAGCCCCTTCGATTTCATAGCATCCGCCAAATTCAGGATGCCATTGACGCCAAATTGTCCCTTGGGGCCATACTTCCTGACATCAATGCCGACGCCGCGCAAATCTTTGGCATAAGCGGCAATATGGCCCAAGCCTTGTTCTATCAAAGTGACAGCTTGAGACGGTTGGCTGGCGACACTCGATTTCATCATCGACTGCGTCAAGGCGCCGGCAAAATTCCAACCGCCCAGACCGCGAATGCCAACCTGTTTCAAGGCATTGAGATAAGACGGCGCCAGCTCCGCCATGGCTTTGGATTCAAAGCGGCCGGCATTGCCATGGTAATACGCCATGTTGTGGGCGTTCTTCATCTCGCTGGCCGGCAGACCGAATTTACTTTGCAAATCGAAATCCATATTGGCGATTTGCTCGACGGTTGCACGCATCACGGTGGCGGATCGGGACGCCTCCGCAATCGAATCGCGGATTTCCTCGAACTTCATCCCGGCGCGCGCATAGGCTTTTTCGCCTTGCAGGATTTCGGAGGGTAATTGCAAGGTATCTTTAGCGGTTTCGACCGCTAAGCGCCGCAATTCCGCCACTTACTTTATCGTCATACCGGCGTTTTGCTTCATCTCCAGCAAATCGCGTTCGAAATTCAGATTGGTCAGCAAAGTGCGGCGGACGGTTTCGAGACCGCCGGCGGCGGCAAATAATTTGGTTGCCGTTGAAAAGCCGTTAAAATCCTGCCAAAGCCTGTTGACCTCTTTACGCATATCGCCCAAGCCTTTGACGGCAGAGTTGGCGAATTTACGCATCTCGGCAGCGGCTTGATTGCCGTTGATTCTTAATGCTAAATCGAGGGATTTATCCATATGTGGCTGGCAATTGCGCACTGATCCGGGCTGACAATGTAAGGCGTGGCGATTTATCCATATGTGGCTGGCAATTGCGTTGTTGACGGCGTTGTTGGTCTTCTTACCGGCGGCCGTGTTTGGGCCTGTCGTTGGGATACTATGGCTATTCGAGCAACTATGGGCTGTCGCCGCCTTTGTCTTTAGCTTCGGCAGCCATCATCGACAAGAGCCATAGCCATTGCCCGTTGGTCAATTGGTTTGCGGGAAGACCAAAGCAGTAATAAGCCTTCTCAGCGTTCCTGAATTTAAATCGTTCAAATTCACTGTCTCGGGCGTTTTTTTTAGCGTATCGAACAGCTCGGCAAACTCGGAATCGCTGATGTTGTGCCCGGCCATCGGCGAATATTCTTTCTCGAACTCCAGATACTCGCTGATCAAGAACGATTTGTGGGCGCGGCTCATGGATTTGCGCATCGCCAAAGGTGAGTTCACCAAAGGTTCGCCGGTAGCGGGATTGACCAAAGCCCTAAGCAATAATTGATTGGATTTTTCCAATTCGAACAGCTCGGCATTTGCCATGTTGACATCGTCAATGCCTTTCGATTTGAACAAATCAATGACGGCCAAACCGGCTTCGAAATAGTCGTTTTCCGACAATAGCCGCATACCGATAGCAACCTCGTCAAGGTAGACGGTTTTGATAAACGATTTACCAGCTTTAAGCTTTTCCAAAATTTCACTCATAACGTTTTGCCTTTGAATAGCGGTTTTTAAATCAATCGGTTAAAAGCGTGACGCCAAAACGCTCAATACTTTTTCTTCCATATCGCGTTGACGCTCGGCGAAGTCTGCAAAGAAAAAGGGATAAGGATCGCTGCCAGGATGGTTAACGCGGCGGCGAACAATATAGCCGCCGCCGGCCCTCTGCGGCCCCACTGGCGAGGAAACGCCGCCCGTCGGGATTTTTAAGCCTTTTCGGCCGGGCTTCGGCTCAATCACATGAGGTTCGGTACCAAACTCGACGTAAGGCGCATACTCCTTATTCGCATAGACGGTTGCTGAGAGAGCTATAACTGAATCTGG